GTGATCGTAACGGTCTCAGCACTAAGTGAACCGTTATCTGAAGGGGTTATGAATCGACCGAAGTAGGTAGCCACCTACATCACCCGTCGAATATCTTCGTATTGGAGGTGTTGTAGATGGCAGGGTCGCCTGCAACTAGTTCAACAATCCACAGGGCCGAGCCGATGTTGTAATCCCTATCCACGTTGATGGTCCGACGAATCGGCTTACACTTGATCCGCCGATCAGAACCAGTTCCCAATCGGTAGTCCAAGTCTAAGTCGGTGTCCTGATTATCGAACGTTGTCCGCCAAGTGTTGATGAGCGCCTCAAGACTGTTTGGGCTCCCATCAGTTGGAATGATGTCACCATTGATGATGACACGACGCTCCTCATAGAAGGAAGCGAACGTGAAAGCTCCGTCTCGAGCAACCTTCGGTCGAACGTCTTCTTTTGCTCCAGGTGGGCCTAGACCTTCGATTGACAAAACGCCAATCTGAAGGTTCGCTCCGAAGACGAGACCGTTGTACGAAAGCTCCCAAGGGTTTAGAGGCATCTCACATCCATTGTGCCGACCTTATGGACCAGTCAACCTCACGCATCAACTCTTTCGAGTCAAGGTTTGCTTTCTTCGAATTGACAGTGACGTTGAACTGCGAGCCTCGCTGCTGCCCTCCACCGGTGTCTCCTCCACCAGTACCCCCGCCGGTGCCTCCTCCGGTTCCACCTCCAGTTCCTCCCCCCGTAGGCATCCCATTGACGGCATCATTGAGGGCGCGCTGGGCTCCTGCAGCAGCCGCAATCTTCTGGCCCATGTCTGCTACCCTCTCAGCATAGGCTTCAGCATACGAAGGCAGGTTCTTGAGTGCTCCAAGACCACCGTTCAGAGCGCGGTTCAAAGCACGCTGTTGTGATGCTGCGTACTGGAGCTTCTGCCCCATATCAGCAACCTGCTCGTTGTGTGCTTCTTGAGGTGTCTGGAGGTTCTTCAGAGCGCCGAAGTTACCTCGCAGGAGACCATTCAGGATCTTCATGGCTGCGTTTACGTCACCCATGACCAGCAGGTTCTCAACCTGCTTCAGAGTGAGATCGCTCACACCGCCCCGGAAGATCTTGACCATCCTGGCTGCTTGGACAAACTGTCCCACCTGCTTCTTAGTGAGGTCAGTGTTCCACCGGAGACGAAGGCCAAGGGTCCGTAGTTGCTCATCTCCCTCACCAAGAGCGTCAGCCCAAGTGAACATCTCCTGTCGCTGTCGTTCCTGCTGCCTTCCGAGTGCATCGAAAGAGTCCTCGATTCCCTGCATCTCGCCCTTCCACCGAGCGTACTCAGGGAAGTTCCAGAAAGCGAGACGGTCCCAGAAGGAAAGCTCCTGGAGTCGGTTGTTGAGATCATTGAATCGCTCAGTAGCTTTGCTTATTGCCGGGAGACCCTGGTTCTGCATCATCTGGAAGAACTTCTGACCTGCCGTTCGACCCTCTTGGAAGGCACTCACGATTTCGAGTATGCCAAGTACAAGTGCCGCCCAAGCGATTCCCCTAAGTGCCCTTCCTAGCCCAATCATAGCACCCTTGAATACCCCGGCAGCGCCTCCAGCGGTCTGAAACTGGAGCGCGAGGTTGATAAGTCTCGCCCCGACATTGATTGCGATTGTCCTACCTAGGTTGACAAGGACAACAGTGAGTACTGCTATAGCAGCCAATGCAATCTGTTTGATGGTGTCCCAGTTACGATCCCAGAAGTCTGTAAACTCTTCCCAGTGGGTAATGATCAAGATAGCTGCACCGATGAGGGCAGCCGCAATGACGCCACCGATGAGACCAAGACCGCCAAGGATCTTGATGAAGCCTAGGACACCGAACCCCGCGAACTTCAGCAGCGAGGCGAACAGAAGTATGCCTCCACCGACCTTGGCAATGGCTCCGAAGAACACAGCAAGTGCACCGACAGCGAGAAGGATCTTGAGCACCAATTCCTTTGTGCCCTGATCCCACCCATCAACCCAGTCAAGCACACGCTTGCCAATCTTCACCAGTTCCATTAGGACGGGGATGAAGAGGTTTCGTAGGTCACGACGTAGTGAGTCCCACTTGTTCCGGAGGATCTCGATCTGAACTGCAGGCGTCTTACGCATGATGTCCCAGGCGCCCTTGAAGTAACCTACGAGATCCCGCCTCTGAAGCGCATCGATGTTCTTAGTCAGTGCCCTGAACTGAGGAACGGCTAGTCTGAAGAACCTGTTCGCCTGAATTGAACCTGCACCGAACATTTCTTCGAATGCGGCAACTTGTTCCTTAGTCGTCATGTCTTTCATTGCCATACCCATGTCTGTAATGATGTCACCAAGTTGTCGGAAGTTGCCAGTCGCCTTGTCAAAGATGTTTATACCAAGGACTCCTTGAACATCCTTATAGTGACGTGACAGCTGGTCAAGCGCCCTCGAGACAGAGATAGTTGCCTGCGCCTGAGTTCTGCCTCGCTTAGTTAGGAAGTCAACAGCACCAGCCGTAGTCTGTAGGGTCTGGTCCATCGACTTAGCGGCAGAAACAACGTTACCCCAGGCAGAGATCAACTCTTCAAATGTACCAGTCGATTGCTGAACCTGTTTGAACAGAAGATCGAGAATTCGTCGGCTGTCATTAGCTTCAAGACCGAAGGCGTTCATGATCTGAATGACGCCTCGAGTCACAGTACGAACGTCTGTACCACCTGCCGTTGCTGCTTTCGAGAAGTTCTCTACCATGTCGATGGCGTCTTTGTAGTTGACTTCGACGCTCGAGAAGATGTCATATAGACCTTCGGATACCTCACCTGAGGAGACCGCAACATCCCCCATCACGTCGTTGGCAGCCTCTTGGAATCTCCGCAGCTGCGTCTCACCGAGTCGTGCCTGCGTCTGCACGAGACTCATACTGCGATCGAACTCGATGCCCAATCGAGCAGTGTCCCCCACGGCATCGAAGATGGCCATGCCGAACCTCGTGAGCATGGTACCTGCTTTTTGCAACGCAAGGCCAAGGGCGAAGACCTGATAACCGGCGAAGCGGCTCTGAGTCCCTACCGCTCCGACCGCAGTACCAACACCCTGAATAGCTTGAGAGGCCTGATCACGTGCAGAGATGACCAGGAGCCACTCTCTCATGCCCATAGGCATGTTACAAGGCCTCCTTACGTCGCATAAGCAGCCGCCTTCTTCTTTGCTCTAGCGGCGCCTTCTTGGCGCTCCATCTGCATCTTCTGAGCCATCTGCTGAGCCTCCGCGACTATCTGCAGACGTCTGACCCAAAGCGGATCCTGATCAAAAAGTCCTCCGGGACCCGGCAGGATGTTCATCGTTAGACACATTCCAGCGACTTCGATGATCGTGGCTATGTCTGGATCTTCGATCCGTTTTCCGTGTCCGAGGGCGAGCCAGACTGCGCGGGTAAAGGGGTCTCATCATCCGGCAGGTTCAGTTCGGTGATGTACTTCTCGATCTCGAGAGCGACCTTTGGGTCAAGCTTGTTGATGTCATTACGGTCAAGCATGTTCAGCTTGCCCCCGTCATCGTTCTCGAGGTTGTGATCAATGATCATGTGGGAGAACTCGTAGACGCGGACCTCCTCCTGCGAAAGATCAAGCTTCATGTCAATCGAGTCGGAGTCCCTCTTGAATGGAGCTGTAACTCCCATCCCGAGGTTCCTACGAGAAAGCATCTCTCCATAGTCGAGCTTCCGGAGTACGACATACCCCTCCGGAAGCTCCTTGAGGTCGTATCTTTTGCCCTGCTTACTTGCAGTTGCTTTTGGCATGCCCCTCTCCTTTCTGCATGCCTACCAGTATTACGTAATGTCAATTGCCGACTTGACAACGATCGTGTAAGCGTCCGTCACCAAGGCAATGCTGTGCATGTTGATTGATGCGCGGAGGATGTCACCGAATCCTGACAACGACACGGGATACGTGTCGACGACGCAGTTGTTCAGCTTGATCGACACTTCGTCGTTGGTCGCGTTGTTGCTCCCTAAGACCTCTAGGACCTGGATCGTCTGGTTCTTGAAGACGTTGTAGTCGGTCGTGTTGTCGAAGTCCATATCGTACGATGCAGTAACCTCGCGTTCGCCCCAAGTGATGTAGGCAGCTCCACGAGAGCCGTTCAGACGGTTCGCTGCGCTCCCGTTGTCATTGATTGTGATGTTGAAGGTGTCAACGTCGGGTCGTGGAGTCGCATCTGGGAACTCTAGAACAACCTTCCCAGGTGCATACGGAGTCGATGTAGGCCATGTCGGAGGCGGGTTAGACTGCGGAGCCTCGTCAGAGCCGATGACGGTGAACGTTCCGATCATGACACCAGCGTCGACCGTGAACACCATTTGGGTCACAGAGCAGCCGACGTAGCCGAACACGACACCGCTTCGTACGGCCGTGATTGACAGTGTCTTTCGAGTTGCAGCACCTGCCGCCGTCGATGTCTTCGCGACACCAACCGGCGTAAAGGTGTATGTGAACGGGCCAACACCCGTCTTAGCAGGCAGGACTCGAGCCGAGTACAGCCAACGAAGGAGTTGGTCTGCTGTCAGCTCGAATTCGACGTCGCCTTCGACGTGCTTGTAGCCCTGCAAGGCTCCTGTGCGGTCAGCCGTTCCTCGAATGTTCAGTCGGTAGTACTTGTCCTCCATGAGCTCGAGAGTCTCACTCCGAAGAGGAATGAAGTCAGTCGGGGCGAGATAGGTGTTTTGGGTCGTCTCAAAGGCGACACCAACTACACCTTGACCAGCAACCTCAAGGGTCAACTTGTCTCACCCCCTTCCTTCACTTCAACTGCAGCGACGACCGGAGCTTCCGGCTCTTCCTCTTCAGGTTCAGGATAGACGT